TATAAGTGTAGAACGTTCATTCATAACTTCCATTAGTTGGAACAATTGTGGGGGGTGTAAATTCACAGCTTCGAGAGAGGGGTAGTGCCTAAACGGGAAATAGTATGTATCTCCAGTTTCGACAGCTACCCCAACCCCACAAATCTGATTTTTACCGTGCCACTCTAGACCATTGGTTTCTACGTCTACAACCCAAGTTGTATACTGTTCAAGGTCTGCAAGAACTGACTCATATGTGTCTGGAGTAACGAGCATTAGTTGAAGAGGTCATCATCCAGCAATGTTACTTCTTCTGTCTCCAACGACACACCTTCACTAGAGGGAGTTGTTTGACTTACCTGACCGTAACGATCTTTATAGTAGTCTTTAATCCCTGCAAGTTTAGCGATTTCGGATATTTTCTCAGCAGGTACATCAGTATTTCTAGCTGTGGCTGTCACGGTGTATGATGTATCGTACATTCCTGTGCCAGTACGCTTCACCCTAACAACACCCTTGTTCAATGCTCCCCAATCATTATAGACATCTACAAGTTGGTTCCAAATGTAATTACTTCGACCAAAACCTAACGGAATTACTCTAAAATCATTAACATGTTGAACGAACATTTTCTTACCTTGAGGGCCTTCAACTTCTTCCCAATCATCGAACCGCTTCTCAGTGTGCATAACATCGTGGACATATGCCCAAAATGCAAACTTATGAGATGGCCTTATATTATCGGGAACATCTGATGCATCTACGTCGTCATCTTTTAGGAGATTAATCCAACGGTTCCCAGATCGGTACGTGTAGAGATGTACCTCATCTAAAAGAAGATCATTTTCCTCACCAGTCGCTACCGGGGTAAGGAAAGCTTGATCACCATCTTTGAAAAAGACTTCCTGACCAGCGGTTTGTGATTGAGGGTTCGCTCGTTCGTCAACCCTGTTTTGTATAGCGGATATACCACCCATATTTACACTCCTTTAGCCTTTACCAAAAGGCTCTATTATCAATTACTTGTTTAAGTAATGTTTGTTGACGTATCTCTTGTACGTCTTTTACCCGTTCGGGTAACTCTATCCATGATACCACACAACTATCTCTCATGCAACTATTAATTTTATTAATTGCTGTTTGACCGGCATCATCATTATCTAAGCATAACACAATTTCTTCGGGGCGTAATGCTTTTAACCTATCTTGTTGTGCGTAAGAAAAAGAAGCCCCTAATAAGGCAACACTTGTGTATCCGTTCTGGTTTAACCACATAGTATCTAAGGCCCCCTCTGTAATACAGATAGTCTGCGTCGATTGTATCTTATGTTCCCCAAATAAAAGTTGAGACTTTCTCAAACCCTTAGAATACATATACTTGGGAGTCGCATCAATCCTACGTTCCATCCATCCCACCAAGCGTTGTTTGGCATCATAAACGGGGATAATTAAATCCCCGTAGTCATTCATGCCGCAATCCCAATCTTTTAGAGTTTTACGAGAAAACCCCCTATCAAAAATCCACTCAGGAACTATCTGACGCTTACCGGGGTATTCAACTTCAGCAAGTTCGTCCTCACTTGGAAATTCGTTCTCAAAGAAATCAAAATCAAATTCAACTGCATTATTTGCAATGTCCCGTTGTATATTTTCTATACCTTGACCTGTAAATTTTGAAAGAAGCGTTACTAAAGAACCTTGCCCACATCCTGCAAAACATATCCATTTACCTATCGTTACATTAATTGAACAGGAGGGTAATTCATCTATATGAAAGGGGCAAGAAATATTAAATTGGTCACGTTCTAACGGAACATCTATCCCCGCATCCAATAATAAACTAGCCCAATTAACCACTACGACAAACTTTCTCGCTTTACCTTCGAGGCACGTAGAAACAATACAATATCACTACTGTAACCATTAGTATCTACTACCCGCCCACGCTTTATATCCCCAATAGTAATGGCTACTTTTGGTTTTCCCGGCCCTTTAGACGTACCCTGTTTTACAACAATGCTATCTGAATTTTTAAATATATCAAACAATCCCATTATCATTACTCCTTATTAAAAGTCATCATCTTCACCAACAAGTTCAAACTCATTATCTTCATACATAATACCACAATCTACGTCCCAATGCAAGTAATATTCTTCGGACGGTAACACACCATCTCGATACTTCTGTATCTGCATTAAACGTTTATCATCATGATCTTCAATAAGACACATAGCCATAGCAACATCAGCCGCTCGTATAAGAGCATCACCAAACGCTACTTGATCTGCCCTAGGAGGCTCAAACATATTTGCCGCCTCTCTAGTGGCTTGTGTTGAAACCCATATAGCTGTATTTGTAGAGATACAAAGATTTTTCATCCCATAGAAAAGGGCGTGTGATTGCTCCCACATAGCTTTTTTGCTATCTCCTGAAGAAATTAAATAGATACCATCTAACACTACAAAGTCAGGTGAATGCTTTCGGACTAACCTAGCAATACTCTCTATAGAAATAGTAGCCTCTCCTTCTATATGGTCACATACTAACAATGAACGCCCATTTAATTCTTTTAGGAACTTCATATACTGTTCCTCGTCAATAGGGTCTCCATTACGTAATGCTCTATGTGAAAAGTTATAGCCCATTTTCTTGGCTAGTACTACATCTGCTCGTAAGCTTATAGCCGATATTGTCATTTCAGTAGAAATTAATAACGTCTTATACCCATTCATAACAGCGGTAGCCGCAGCTTCCACACACATCCAAGTCTTACCGACGGTTGGGCGGGCAAACATAGCAATTAATTCCCCCGGCATCCACCCCACACCTGTATTATTAAACGAAGTAAATGGAGTCGGTATACCCATTAAACCATCCCCCATTTGCCGACGCTTGGTTCGTTCTTTCCACTCTTCTAATCTAGCAGGAGTTCCATCATTATATATGGACACATCCTCGTCAGTTTCTATTTCGACATCTCCTAACGTAGAAATAATCGACGAAAGGGCTTTTGAGGGATTATCTTTCAATAATTCTTTTTGTGACTGAATTGAATTGACAATTTTTCTATAAACTACTTGATCTTTAAATTGATCTACAGCATAGTCATAATTTAATGTTTGTGCTGACGTATCTAACGTTGGGTAATTTTCTGACAAAGTAGATATAGAGGGGGTCTCTTTATATTGATCTACATAATTAATAATAAATGTATGTACTTCTCCATGCTTTGCGAAATCTTTACCAGTGTATCTAAAGTTTTTAAAGTTTATGGGGTCTACCAGATTAAATAAAACACCGGATTCAATATATTCAAAACTCTGCATTACTACCTCGCTATATATATCACTCGTGGGCCATGACCATGAATATAGCATACCACACCATCTACCGCTTTGTCATCAGCAATTTTCTTAGCTTCTGGAAAAGAGGAGAAAGTTCCTTCTATCCATACCTCTTGATTATAACTAAATCCAACCCTTGCAATAGATATCACTCGATATTGTCCATCAGGAGCGGTACGTCCGCTTAGATCGCTAACAAGCAACTGTTTTCTTTTAGGTGGGGTAAATTTAGAAAATCCCCCTTTTCTATTAGTTCTCTTTGGCATTTGACCACTCCAATAACTTTGTTTCAATTTTCTTCTTACGCTGCTCGGAGGAAGCAGTTGGAAACCATTTAGTGTCTAAGAGTATATATTTGCGCCAGTACGCTTTTACCTTATTATTTCCATACGCCATGACTTTATAATACAATTCCGGGTTATGATCAGTCAAGTAATACTTAAACTCAAAACCCTTAAGAATATATTTAATGGATACATAATCTGAGTTAGTATTAATACCGTTATAGAAACCTGATAAAACCTTAAACAAACCATATTTTTCAATAGCTTGTTTAATAATTTTTAAATCATAACCTATAAAGCCTTTATCTATATAGTCCTTATGGTGTTTACGTGAATATAGCCAAGTAAATTCTTTTCGCACATCCTGCGAATTGAAATCACTTAAAGGTTTTCCGTTCCGTTTAACCATAGCAAAAGCCCTTGTTCTGTTCTACCGCCCAATTTCTGCTTTATTCGATTACGAATTTTATAAGCAGACTCTTGTAGTGTATTAGAAATTTCATCCATTGTCAAATTTTCCATACGTAATTCTAAAAAAGAACCTTCAATTTCGGAAAGTTTTAATCGTTCTAATATAGAGTTTAACGTAAGTTTAGAATCCATGTCAACTGTAACTGATAAAGCTTTCTGGGCTGCTGGACTACCTACCCAATGATCGGATGCATAGTCTTCAAAAGAAAGAAACATATCTAAACTACGTAATGCAGGGCGACGTTGTGCCTTTGTAATAAGGGTTCGGATAGTATTAATCATCGTGGTATGTAAATAAGTATGAAAAGATACTTTACGTTCAGGGTCAAACCCTTTAGCTGCCTTAAGGATAGAAATTCGTAATTCTTGTGCGATATCTTCTCTATCCATACCCCTAATCGAAGTGGTTTGTAACATTCGATTTATTTTGGGTTCCCATTGCTTTATTAAATTATCGTCGATCAGCATCCATAAGTTACCCCCTTACCCTCTAATTGATATACTTATAGTATAGCACACTTAAGCTGGGAAATCAATTCAATTCATAGCTCTTCTCTTCTTTTCGGGCTTTATAGAGGCAAGCTTTACTGCAATAAATATACTTACTTTTAGAAGATAGCAACTGATGTCGTCTACGCCTAAATGGGGTTCGACAGAATTTACAATGTACTAAAATTCTATGATAATTATACCGACAACTTTCATGTATATGGTGAATACGTTCCGCACGAGTTGCTGAAAATATAACATCTTCCCCACACGCTTTGCATTCAATTCTTTTTGGGATGTTCTTTTTAGCAATAAGTATACTTCTAGTAGGAAGATCAGCCTTTTTTAGAACTCTATGGACATATGCTTTATCCACGCCGATCTGTTCAGCCATCTTTGTTAAACGTATAATTGGATTTTCTGTACGTAAGCGAACTATTTGTTCCCGTTTAGAAGGCATATAACTTTTATTCTATAGTAGCGTCGAAATCTTCTGGGGCAGGAGCTTCTTCTACTTGGTTAGGATTAAAGTTTTCAACCGTAACAATCTCAGCGTCAGCTTCCACATTAGGATTGAAATTGACCAATTAATTTTTCTCCTTTAATTCGTTAACTTCTTGTCGCAATTTTGTAACTTCCTCTAGCAACATAACTGATAAACCATTATATTTCACTGATTCTGGCTTCCCTTCTTTATTGTAATTAATTAATTCAGGATACACTTCATTAACTTCTTCTGCTATTAAACCAATATCTGGAGCATTATCAGATTTATAGTTGTAACTTACTGGTCTTAAACTGTCAAGTTTTGAGGAATCGAAATCTAAAGTTTCTACATTATCTTTATATTGTATAGAGCTAGATTTTTTTGCAAATAAACCACCAGCCGTTACAATTACATCGGTTCCTGTAGTGGTTGTCGTAGTAGCATAAATTCCTGACGCTGTGGTAATAAATCTTGCAGTTCCTGCGACTGAAATAGAAACTTGATCATCCCCGTACTGGTACATCCCAGAATTGGGGTCGCTCGTAAAAGAAAAAGTCGGTGCGCCTTGAGTACCATCACCTGATAAAATTCTACCTACTGGAGATAAAATGCTATCCGGAGTAGCTTTTATCCTTGTGTTAGCCCCACCCGCTAAAGAAATATTTGTCTCTAATTCATAAGTAGCGTGGAGACCACTTGCCGATGTTTGCGCTTTCATTGTAGCAATTTTTAATCTATTTTTAGAACTTATATATAATTTAGCTGATAGGTTTCTAAGACTCGTCCTTGAAACTGCCGTATCTAAATAAAGAATATACTCACCATCCCCTACAGTTAAAGTCGCACTTGATGCCCCAATCTCATATACAGCCCCGTAAGCCCCATTTAATTGAAAAACTCCTGATGGGGAGCCGGGGGAGCCGGGAACGTATTTTGCCCACGCAACCGTCTGATAATCGGAACTTGTTATTTCTGCGTTCATAAGCCATTTAGTCATTGCGTTTATCCCTCATTGAAGTTGTTTGCATTGGCGTTGTCAGGGGGTATAGGGCCGAATTGGACTGCTTGTTCATTTACCTGTTTTAAAATGTTGGGACGGAAAAGCGCAGATGAATCGTTTTGTCCTATAGAAGATATCGAAGCAAAAGTTGCACCATTACCTTCGTCATAAACAAGTTCTGTAACTAAATGATCCTTATCTACCTGAACTAATGGATTCACAACCCTTACAACATGTCCAGCACGAAGAGGGACGTAAATACGTATTGGATTACTAACATTTAACGCAGTACCATCACTCGTGTCTGCGGCTGTATTCCCCCCATAAACTACCGTAGTGGCTGTGACACTCGAAACATACGCATATCTGGTAATGGTAGTTGAAGTTGCGTTCATTTCACAGATAACATCTCCAACAAGAACCCCGTAAAGTCGTGCGTCGCCAGTTGTGCCGCCATTATTATCATCAAAAGCATCACTTTGGAAAGTAATAGTTCCATTGACACGACTAGTAATGTCCGCAGCGGCGGCAGTTATATATGTGTAGGGGTAACCCGATACTTTAAATTCTCCACGCTGAGTACCGGTTCGTGCATCTCGTGATAGAACGGAAACAACTTGTTTTCTTAACAGTGCGGGATCAGAACTTGTTGAATTTTTAATTATTTTAGTTTTCTTAAAACCAAATGTTTTAGCTAATCTAGTAGTAGTTCCGCTGTTTGTAATAACGGTCTTACCTGTAGTTGATCCCGTCAAAGTTTGGTAGGTTTCAGGCATATGAGCATTAAACGTAAGGGCTTCTGTCTCATCACTGTTGCTAAATGGACTAACTACAATAAAACCGGGGTCGTCTAAACTTTCAAGACCGCTCCCAGCGATATGGGATTGATATTCAATACGTCCAAATCCTCCCGTCGCTGAATTCATAATTTCTGTTTGCCCAAAAGGTTTACCACCCCAATTGTCTGGTTGACCGAACGGATTACGATAAATAACATCACCATCACTATGACTTGCTCCGGATGTTCCGTATTGATGATCTCTACTACCACCCGTATCGGTGACTGTTATAGTCTGGGCATCCGCATCCCCAGAAGTAGTCCTACCTGCTACTAGCATAATTTCATTACCGACTTGAATATAGTCACCGTTGTTTACAACTTGGTCTGATGTAGTAGCCCCAGCGAATGCATCTCCAGTCGAAAAATCATCAATAGGTATAGTGGGTGTCGTAGCGTTTGTAGCAGTACGTATTTTACCAATTTTTACCAAACCTTCTACAGCGAGTCGTCCATTCGCACTTGTTATATTAAGACGTTCAAATTTTCTACGTTTAGGAACCGATGCGCCTCCCGCTACGCCCTTAGCTACATCCCCGGCACCGTCAATTTGGTTACCCCTTTCGGTATATTCTAAGATAACATCTGTAAATAGTTCATTGGATGCGGTATTGAACGAAAAATCATTTTGCATAAGTTTAGTAAACCCATCAGCAGTAAAAGATGAAGCGGCTGGATATTTAATAGTCATTCCGTATGTTTTGGGGGAATCTGGACGAGTTCCACGCTGATAATAATTCCAATGTTGGGCTGGAGCTACGGCAGTGACACTATTAGTTACTACTGCTGGGTCAACGTGAAAGTCAAACCCAAATTTAGCAGCCCCCGGATTTTTATGAACTGGTTGATTATCGGCGTGTGTTGCTGCTGTCGTGCCTCGCTTCTCCCTAACTACGGTTATAGTATTTGAACTAACTGAAGAAACCTCCATAATCTCAGAATCAATTTGAATATAATCCCCCGCAGCAAGGGCTGCTGCCGCATCACCGTGTCCTAATAACAGGGTATCAACATCTACCCCCGTTTCAGTAGTGTCCAAAGCTTCTGCTAATTGAGCTATCTGATGTGCTTCCTCGTTTTCATCGCTGTGGGGTTCTTCTGCTGCTAATTGTGCAATTTCGACTAATGCAATTTTATTACCTTTAAATTCTAACTGCCCATCACTGTCCTGACTACGCAACGAGGTAGTTACTTTATTTTGTCCATTTGTTGCAATTAGAAAACTATTTACATACAAAACTTCTCCCGCAATAAACTCATTTATCATTGCGCTACGAGTTGTAGAAGAATCAAAGGATTTATCGGGCCAACCCGCCGTTCTTGAAATTTTTAATTCTTCAATACTATCTCTAATATCTAATACAATAGATGTTCCGTATCGAAAATCAAATTTTTCATCTATATCATATATTTTACCGGCAATTAGAATTGTCCCGTTTTCTGCATCTCTCAAACGTACATTTTGAAAGTCGGTAAATGTCCCAGTAAATCTTCCCTTACTTTCGTTCTCAGTTGACGACCCCATTTGCCTAGGGCGATTTATTAATGTAACCTTCGCTCTACGTGAACTCCCAATTGCATCCGATAAGTGTACTGCCGTTATGGGATTTATATCTGTACCTTGATCAGATGCAATGCTCGCCCAATCGTCTGGGTCGAGAGCCGTTTTCCAATATCTATAATTAGCATTTGCCCACGTAGTAAGTACGGCATCCCAATATAATAACTCTAATCGTTTCGCCATTATATTAAGTCCGCCTGATCAATCCAATCCTGTCTTGCCCCAGCAACAAATTGCATAGAGAAATCATAACGATCCTCACGAGATGGATTTAACTGGAACCTAGCCATTTGGATAGCTACCCTATAAACCGCCCCACCAGTCCAACTTGCGGGGAGTAATAAATCACCATCAGAATTATAAGCATTGGAGCTAGCATCTGTTGGGAAAGTAGTGTCCCCAACTTCAAGTTCTATCTGTCCTGTGGTTGAGTCCGAAGCAATCCAGTTATATACAACATTTTCTAACCAGTTCTTAAACGGTATGTAGTATGTTTGACCATTTATTGAAATAGAGGAGGGGGTGGGTTGAACTGTATCAATAACCCCATTTAGACTAATACTGGGTCGAAAGATTCCTAAGTCAATAAGTTCCGGTGAAGCTTCAGGAATGGGTACCTGAATAGGTGTTTTACTATATGATATTGCAAAAGAATCTGCTTTCAATGCAAAACGTAAGCTAGCACTCGCATGTACCCCATTACGTAGTAAAATGGATAAGTCTTGAGTAGTATTTTTAGCTGATGTATACGCCATGTTGTTTCCTTATGTCTGATAATCTAAAGCTTGGTGTGTCAGATTCGTTGCAGTCACTCTGCCCTGTTCGTTTTGCATACTAACTTTAGTTTGTTCGTCTGGGCCACCCATTTCAACCTTTAGGACTTTATGTTCGTAGGCCATTAAACCTACTTCTCCCGCAATGGCTGCTGCTATTCCTGCTGGGCCTCCCACAAAACCCGCTCCAGTTTGTAGGGTGGTATACGCAAGACCTGCCCCTATAGTTTTAGCATTGAAACCGTACTTCCTAACCATTCTCTGGGTTTCGTAAGCTCCTGCGGCTAACCCAATAACTGAACCAAGCACAGGGATTGACATACCCGCTGCCTGTAAACCAGCTTTACCACCAATTTTTCCGATTAATTTACCTGCACCACCCTTAAAAATTTTACCTAGCCCTGCGGCTAACTTCCCTAAGCCGGGAATTTTACCTAACGCTTTACCTAATAATTCAAAGGGTTTAGCTAATACAGTTTTTATAATATTTGCTATACCCTTAAGAATTGCCATAGGGCCAGCCTTTATGGTTGCGAAAATTTTACCGCCTACCCCTGTAAGGAAGTTAAAAACTTTGGAAAGTGGCCCTTTTAAGAATGTCCAAACCTTAGTGAAAATCCCTTTTACGATACTAACAGGCCCTTTAAAGAAGCTCAAAACCTTACTTAGTGGCCCTTTTAAGAACGCCCAAACCTTACTCAGTGGCCCTTTAAAAAATCCCCACATCTTAGTGAAAAAGCTCTTGTATAAGTTGAAATACGATTTCAAAAATCCCCATATAAACTTACCAGCCATTTTAAGGGGGGCCGTTATCCATTTTATCATTAACCTAAGAGCTTGTTTATTTCCTTTAAATATGTGGGAAGCTACGTTTTTTGCAATGTTCTTAAAGAAAGTGCCCATAGTTTTACCAATGGAGCCAATTTTAGTCAAGATTTTCTGGGGTAATCGCTTTATACTACCTGCGAAACTTTTAATTAAAGCAACAGCTTTTTCAACTCCGGGGATTTTATATAGTAGGTTTTTAAACGAACTTCCTAAGTACCTTATAAACCGTGCAATTTGACCTTTAAGG